GTATCCGGCCGTCGCCCCATACCCAATGGCAGGGCTTCCGCTCTGCATTGCGCCCGCCACCGCAGGCGCAATGCAGAGTGCAGCGCAAAGAAAAGTTTTCACCCAGACCTCCTAGTAGCAGCTCGACTGATTGTTGATATCGGCCGTCCAATAGACGGTGACATTACCCGATACGTTGGATGACGTGTTGATTGTCATCCCGGTATTCGTCACCGACGAAACACCGAGAGCATAGCTTGGGTTGCTGCCCGTCAGGCTGAATTTCGTCGGCGCAATTGGCAGAGGGTCGCTGGCGTTGCCTTGCACCGCGAAGGTAACAGCCACCGAGCTGGTGCCGTTTGCGATAGTGGCTGTTCCGCTTTCGCACGGAAGATAGCTTCCTGTCTGAATGTTGCCCATCGGACCGAGCAGCGTAATGCTCGGGCTGGCGGAATTGACAAACAGGTCGTAGCCCTGGTTACCGGTGACTAGCGGCGCGGTGACACGCGCGACCGCGGTGGTGCTGAAGCTACTGGTGAAATTGATGCCGTTTTGGTGCCCCACTACGTTCGCATATTGTTTGATGGCAGTCCCATCTATGACCACATCGGTAGCGGCGCCAATCTGTATGGCGGGAACCGCGGTGCCTGTCGAAGAATTACCGTTGACTTCGCCCCCGTGGATTTCCACCCCTACGCATTCGTTTATGAGGTATCCCTGCGCCACGGCCTTGTTGGCATTCACACCTGTAAACTCTAGATCGTAACAAGTTCCGCTCGGCCCTGTCGCCAAGATGTCCACACCTGAAGAATAGGAGAAGCCGTCGCCCACGAATTGCAACTGGTAGACGTTGTTCGTTCCTGCGGCGCTGGTGTCGATCCTGAGGCCATTCGTCGTACCATCGTCAAAATTGCTGTTAACCGTGACGCCGGTAAATACGTTGTTCGTCAGCGCGTTTATCAGCATGTTGTAGTTGCTGGCTTGCCCCGTTGAATTGGTCATGCGCCAGCCGGAGGAACCCTGTATTTCATGCGCCGCATTAGCGCAGTAGATGGCGGTAACCCCCGTCAGAAAGCCTATGGTTTCGTTGGTGGTCAGCCAACAATCGTTCGCCATGTTCGACACGTTGACCGTATCGAAATAGGTCGTTTTGGGGTTGTTTTTGCAGACGCCATTATATCCGTTCGATACGATGACATTTTCGACGATGATGTTAGATACGCCATTTTCCAGGTCTATCAAGCACCCCGCCACGGTAGAAGACGTGCCCAGACTGCTGGTTAAGCGCAGGTTTGCGAGGCCGCCCCAAGTGTAGGTTCCAGAAAAAGAAACGAGATCGGTGGATGTCGTCGTTTCCAGAACCGTGCAGCCGTAGGTTCCGATGATGTAGAAGCTCGCCACGGTAATGGACGGCATGTTGGCGAACTTGAACGTACCGCACGGTAGAAACAGCGTACCGCCGCCGTTCGGCGCAATGGTGTTGGTAAGAAAGTTGCTGAAAGCGGTTGAATTGTTAGACGACCCGGCGGAAAGGCCCGCTTGAGTCGCGTTGTAGAAAGGCAGAGCGGATTGTCCGCTACCCGCGATGGCTTGCGCGATACCTTGGGAAACCGATGTGAATGTTCCTGTCCCGTTGTCGTAGTAATAGTCTCTTTGGGATGGAATCGGGACGGGGAGGGTGTATTGGTACGGCTGCGCCAAAGCCGCGTACGGAAACAGCAGCGACGTAGCGAGCAGAAGTTTTTTCATTCTTCGGTAAACAGGCCGGATATGGCGATTTGGCCGCCGGTCGGGAGCGTGCCACCGTTGAGGTTGATCGCGAGCACTTGCCCCGAGGCGATCAGGGTGGGCGGTTGTGCGTTTTCCACGCCGAAACTGCGATCGTAAGTCGGCCCGGAGGCTGTAAGGCCGAAGTCTATAAAATCGGTTTCGATCGGGGAGCCTACCTGAGTGCCGAGCGTGCTGGCGTTGGCGGAATAAAGAGCGATGGTGGCGGTGGATGCGGCGTTTCCACTATTCAACGCCGTCGCGGTGACTGATGCGGACGTGCCGCCCGTATTGGCGGCGGATCGCTTGATAAGCTGGAAAGTCATGTTACCTGCGGTGGTCGCGAGGGTGGTGATTTTCAGTCGGCGCAGTTTCACCGTCTTGGAGACCCAGGACAGGGTGAGGATATCGGTGGGTGTGGCGGCTGGGGTCAGGGTGGCGGAAAACGAGTAAGTGTTTTTCAGCCCCTCGGTATCGACGTATTGCGCGGCGGCTTGGTTGAGCGCGAAAGCGGCGCCGAAACCGGTGGTGAGCGTGCGCGCGGTGCTTGAATAGACGCCCGCGACCTGGAACGCGTTCGTGGCAGCAGCAGCACCCCCCTGCGCAACCTCACCAGTGGACAGAACAGTATCGGTGACCGGGAATGGATTGGCGGCGCTTACGCCGGTAAGAGACCCGCCCGCGTTCGAGAAGCCATTATAGACCGCAGTGGATGGGACAGCCGCGCCGATCGTGCCGGTGCCGCTCGTTCCACCCCCGCTACCCCCGACGACGACATTGACCTTTAGGTTGCCGGAGCTGTCCAGAGCCAGGGTTTGGGGTTGCCCGGCTACCGGGGTGCCCGCGTTGGACGGGTAAAGTACGCCCCCAGGTGTTGCACTCATCGAAAAACTCCGGAACGGGTCAAAAGCCTATTACCCGAAAATAGCTTGACAAGCTAGATATTGCGTAGGAAGGCTATCCTCGTTTCGATTTGCCCACGTCACGGGCTCGATGCGGGTTACGTACCCCGTGGGGTGTTCATGTCCGATTCAGTAGACCAAGACCCACTTGCCCTGGAAACGGAGGCTTTATCGCATGAAGAAGCCGACTCGAATGACCCCCAAGAAGGGGGAGAAGGGCAAGAAAATGATGCCCAAGGGCAAGAAGATGGGTCGGAAGTCCGCCGGCAAGATGGAAATGAACACCGAGAAGGGCTAGCGCGGCCTGCCCGCCGCGAAAATGATGCCTTCCGAACACTTCGCGAGCGCGCCCAGGCGGCTGAGCGTGAGTTGGAGACGGAACGCCTCAAGGCGCGGGCTTTTGCCGACCAGCTAGCCCAATTCAACAACCGGCCCGACCCCGCTGCGGCGATGCGTGCGCAGCAGGAAGAACAGGAACGGCTTGCGATGATGGCGCCGCATGAAGTGGCGCAGTATTTCACCGCCAAGTCGGAACAGCGGTTGGCTGCTCAGTTGCAGGCCATGCAGCGCCAGCAGGCGGATGCGCTCGATAAGATCGCGTTTGGCGGGGTCAAGCGGGAAAACCCGATTGCCGCCAAATATGAGGCCGAGGTTGAGCGGCTGGTGGCGCAAGAGGCGGCGAAAGGGGTGACTGTTCAGCGGGAAACCGCACTGGCTTTTGTGATCGGCCAGGCTGTTTTGAAGAACGCGCCGGCCGCGGCGAAAAAGCAGCAGGCGGCGGCGGCAAAGCGGGTGGCGGGAGCGACGGTCGCGCGGGGGGGTGCTGCGGCGGATGTATCGGCAGAGCCGCGCGGGCGGGCGGCGAACGATTTGGCGGCGCTGGAAAGGCGCTTGGCAGGAAAATTTATCTGACCGGAGGTTAGCCCTCCGGTTTTACGGAGGGTAGCAGCCCGTGACTGTAACAAACACTTCGTCCGCTTTTCGTGGCGATATCACCAACTACCTAGAGCAGAAGACACTTCCGCTCGCGCGTAGGCAGTTGGTTGTCTACCAGTTTGCGAACAAGGTGACTTTGCCGAAGGGATTCGGTAACCAGTGGACCGCCACCCGATACAACCGTCTGCCTCTGCCGGCAGCTCCGCTGGCTGAGGGTGTTCCGCCGAACGGCGAAAGCATGACGATTGGACAGGTGACGGGCGTTGTCCAGCAGTGGGGTGATGCGGTGTACATCACCGATGTCGCCGAAATGCAGATTTTCCACCCGCTCTTTCAGGAAGCGATCAAGCTGGTATCGCTGCAGGTGTCGGAAACCGATGAGCGTCAAGCATATCTGACCCTGACCGGCGGCACTCAGGTCAATTTCGTCAATCAGCGCGGCGCGCGCGCCTCCCTTGTGGGCGGCGACGTGCTCGATCCGCACACTATCAACCGCACCACCGCTGCACTCATGACCATCGGCGCTCCCCGGTTTAACGGGGACGAAATGACCGATGAAATGGTGGATATCAAGGGCGGCGGTAAAAACGCTTCGCAGAACCCGCGCGTCCACGCCCATTACGTGGCCGTGATTCACCCCCTTGTTGCCGCCGACTTTTCAGAAAATCCGACCGTGCAAACCGCATGGTCCTATTCGGATATCAACCGCCTTTACAATTTTGAGACGGGGCAATGGCGCGGGATTACCTTCTGCGAGTCGAACTTGGTGCCTTATTGGACCGGAATCGCGGCGGTTAATGGCGGCACCGCCACGACGGGCGGTTCACTCCCGGTCAGCACGACCTACTACATGCAGGTCACTGCGCAGAACACGACCACGCAGTACGAGAGCCAGATTTATCAGGTCGATACCGGCATTGCGATCGGCGGGAGCAACACCGCGTTTTCCTACGTGCTCCCCAGCACTCCCGGTTACACCTACTCGGTCTATATTGGCACGACCGCGACCGGTATTTCCAATCTCGCATTGACCACCAGCACGCAGGCGCCGGCCACGGGGCCTTATGCGGGCGTGGCGACGCAGCTCCCGGCCGGCGCCACGGTGCTGCTGACGGGTATCGGGCCGCAACAGGTGCCGCCGGCGGCACCCGCCACCGGGCTTACCGTCTACCCGACGTTCGTTTTCGGCCGCGACTACTACAGCATGATTAAGTTGGACGAGCTGAAAATGTTCTACTTGACCGAGCCCGACAAATCCGATGTGGTCAACCAAAAGCGGGTGGTTGGCTGGAAAAATTACTGGGGGATGGTGATCACGAACCAGCAGTTCGGGTGCCGGATCGAAAGCACCAGCAACTTCATGGCAGCGTTCGGCTGAGGCCGCTTATAAGGGAGTAGCCTTCATGGCGTGGAACATTACCGGGGAAATCAACGTCAACTGGGTGCCTGACGGCGCCGGCCCTATGAGCGTTGCGAGCATGCAGACGTTGCAGCTCGATATCGGGCCTCTGGCGACGAACAACTTGACCGGCTACGGCCCGGTCCAGATTGTCACTAGTACGAACGACACCCTGACGGCCACGCAGGTCAATACCGCCTGCACCACGTTGGGGAGCTTGGTCGCTTCCTATTTCGGCACAACCGCTCTTTCGACCCTTCAGGGGTGGGCGACGGGTAGCCCATGAGCACACGCACGCTTGCCACGGCAACGAGCAAGGTGCTCAAGGCGATTCAACGCCCCTCTTCCACCGTGCCCGTCGGCCACTATTATGTGGCCGACATCGCTGCCGTAAACGCGGCTATTAACGCCGATTACAACCCGGCATTGCCGCCGACGCAGTGGCTTGAGCAGGCCGGGCTTTTGGTGATTCCCGGGCGCGGTGTGCTGAAGGTACTTACGGGCGATGTGGTCGCAGTCGATCACTTTGGTTGGCCAATCTTGTTGTGCGGCGCCTCAATCACCGACTCTGCCTCCACCTGGACATTGACCTAAGAGGTTTCATGGCAAACGAACTCGGCGAGTTGCCGTTTGAGGCGACTGGTGTTCTGACCGCGGCCGATCTGGCCAAGGCTCGCGAAGCAGCGCACGCGAAGGTCCAGAAGGAGCTTTACGACAAGGCTTTCAAGCAGGCTCTGGACGACGCTGAGCGCGAGGCGCGGATTGCCGCCGGCTTGTCGCCGCTCACTGGCCCGACAAAGCCGGACGAACCGATGTTGCGGGTGACGATCAACGTGCCCGAGTCGGTCACGCCTCTGCCTGCAATCGTGATAGACGGGCGCCCCTTCTATCACGGTTTCAGCTACGAATTGCGTGAGTCGCAGGCCATGCAGCTTCACGCCATGCAAGCGGCGGCGTGGAAAAACGACGACCGCATGACGCGCGGCGTTGAACACGATATGCGGCGCACAAAGCCTCAATCAATCAACGGGAGAACCGGTCAGGTTACTGGCGCGCCTATCGCTCTGGTGGGTTCAATAGCCGCATGACCACCAAAACCCACACCGAAGCCGGGCCGGTCGCGCAAGGCGCCGCCCTGGTCATCACACTCGGTGACAAGGCGCAGTTTACGCTTCAGACCCATTACGATCGGGATGCGGAAGAGTATGAGCGCGATGCTGTCATTGACCGGCTGTATCGCGACGGGCGTCGCATGGCCGCTCACTACAAAATCGAAGAACTTCTCAAGCTGATTTCCGGTCGGCAGGACGGGACGGCTTTCACCGACGCGAATTTCCAGCGCGGTGAAAACGACTACGAAATGGCGAAAGCCCGCCGGCTGAAGGAAATCGACCAAATCCGGCAGGATGACGAAGCCGGATTTTCGGCCGGGCCGCGTCGGGGCGATTACACACCCAGCAAGGCGGCAGTGCAGCGGGTGGCGGGCATTCAGGCCGAGCAGCGGAAGGCGGATGAAGAGCGGGCGAAAATCCTGGCGGACCACCAGGTGACAAAGGGCAAGCTCGAAAACGATATTGCGGTTTGGCGCAAGGAAATCGCAGTTTTGGAGGCATTTTTGAATGCCTCTGACAGCTAGCCAGATTGTCACTGCGGTTTTGCAGACATGCAAGGCGCCTGCCTATACCGCGCAGGCGCAACAGCAGCTCAACCTAATTCTTGCCGATCTTGCGGACACGCAAGACCTGGACCTTTGCCGCGGGCAGTTCACCGGCACGTTCATCGCGGACAACGGCAGCGGGAACGGAAGTGGCCCTTATCTGTTGCCGATGGATTACAAGCGCGTTGAGCGCGACGGTGCCTGGTATCTCTACAACGGCATTTCCTACCCGATGATATCCGTGGACCTTACGGAGTATGAGCAGCAGGTCCAGCAGAGCGGTCTTGCGGCGTTACCCGAGTTGTTCGCGACGGATGTAAGTCCGCTCGGACAGGAGCCGCCTACGGCGCCGTTGCTGTATGTCTGGCCGCCCGCCAGCCTGGCCCTGACGTTCCGCATTCAGTATCGACGGCTTTTGCCTGATCTTACCAATTTCGGGCTTGTCCCGTGGTTTCCGAACCAGGCTTATCTGCGGCTGAAGCTGACAGCCGTTATGATGGAGCAGACGGACGACACGCGGAAGCTGATGTTTGAGCAGTTGGCGGACAAGCAGCTCGAGGCCTACCTCAAGCTGACGAATGACGATGAAGGGCGGGCCAAGACGGTCACCTTGGACCGGCGGCGGTTTGGTCAGAACCTCAATACGCTGCCCGACACCAAGCAAGTATGGGGGTGAAGCATGCCGATTCGCGGCGCTCGCACCCTGACGTGGCGCCCGGTCGGCATCACGGACACGCTCGACAGCACGGACATGCGCCCCGGCTCCATGCTGTCCTTGCAGAACCTCATACCCGCACCCACGACCCGCGGGCTGTTTGTGCCCCGCCCCGCCTCGATCCAGCTCCCCAACACGATCGGGCTAGGCAATGCCGGGGTTACGGTGTTCCTGATTCTCGGCTCGACGGTTTATGGAATGGTTTCGAACGGTAATGGCTTCGATGTGCCGTTCATCTACAACCTTGAGACCCAAACTTCTACCGTTCCGAGTAATATCACTTCTTCCAACACGCCTTATACCCAGTCGGTAAACGGGGATTGGACGCCCCCGACGATGGTGTCCTTGGGCGCCTACGTCATCGTCACGCATCCCGGCTTTCAAGGCCCCGCGAACGGCTATATCGGGTGGTTCGACCTCACGACACCCGCCACCCCGGTATGGCACTCAGGAAATTTCCAGGTCGCGAACGGTCTACCGTCCCCGAACGTGCTCCCCAGCGCGCCCGTCGCGGTGGCGGTCTACGGCGGCCGAGCCTACTACGCAGTAGGCAACGCCGTGCAGGCGAGCGATGAATTCCTACCCCTCCAGCAGACGAACGCCGGCCAGGTTCTGACGTTCGGCGACTCGACACCGATCACCGCACTCGCAGGCCTGCCCCTGAACAACGTGCAGGGAGGCATTATTCAGTCTCTGATGGTTTTTAAGGGCATCCAGAACATTTTCCAGGTGACCGGCGACTATTCCGGTTTCCCCAGCATCTGGACCGTCAACACTTTGAACGTGGCGACAGGCACCTTGGCGCCGAACACTGTCACGCCCACACCCCGCGGCTTGGCCTTCGTTGCGCCCGACGGTGTGAGACTGATCGACTTCAGCAGCAACGTTTCAGACCCTATCGGCGATTGGGGCACGGGGATGAAAGCGGTTTTTCAAAACGCCGTTTACCCGTCACGCATGTGCGCAGCCTTCAACATGCAAACGCTGCGCATATCCGTGCAGGTCGCGGCAGCAACGATCCAATCCAACCAGGAGTACTGGTTCAACTACGGCTTGAAATCCTGGACAGGTCCGCATACGACGCCCACGGTTTTTATGCGGCCGTATAACAACACGTTCATTGCTGCTTTCGCGCTGCCGCCGTCATGACCGGAACCATCAACATAAACAGCATAATATCGCTGAGCACGTTGACCAATAGCGGCACGATCGCGCTTTCGCAAAACTGCCAGTCGGTAAATCTTACCCTGACGACAACGGAATCTCTGGGGTATGATCCGCTGGGCGGTCTTGGAACCGATTTGACGTGCTACATTAAAAGCGCCAACCCTGGTTCCGGTTTCGGTAGCGATCCTATTATTACTTACGAATGGGACACTTACCCCGCAACGTTCCCAGGGTTCGGCGGTTACTCCGGCATTACGTTCACTACGATCAATAATTCCACGCCTGATATCGGGTCGAATTCAGGGTCTTTTTTCGTCGGTACGTTTGCGCCCCCTGATCCGCCTTATACGCAGAACGTCGGAATCACAACCACCCTGATTATTTCTACGCAAAGCACTGCCTACCCCGGCGGAACATCTGTTTTAGGTGGTATTTGGGTTAGCACTCCGGGCATCTACATGAATTCGCCCATGTCCCCCTTGATATGGGAGTCAACGTATTTTCCGCAGAACATGCCTTTGAACTGCATAACCGGCATTCAGTTGAATGCCGGAAATCTCATACCCGTCACATTCTCGATCACCGGGACAGGGTACTACAATGAGGGGGGTGTTGATACCGGCGAGGTTCTGACACTGAATAACGTCACGCCTGTCTACAATAGCGTTATACCGTTGACCGGATTTAATTTCGGCCCGATTGCATCCACGATGCAGTACCAGGAAGATAGTAGCGCCTGGACCAGTCTAACAGGATATACGGACGGGGTATCCTGGTCAGGCGGCGGCCCAAGCGCCACTTACGGCACGCATACGATCCAGGTGCGGGACGCGATTACGCTAGTCGAAAGCAACACCGTCACCTACGTCCTGACGGCGCCTGTCGATACCGTCTATCTCGGTCTCTTTCAGACTGACGTAGTGCCGAGCGAGACAAGTAATTATACCGAGTTCGGCAACGCGATGGCTTGGGAATACCAGACTTCGCTTTTGCCCGACAATAAGGAACTGGCGAACAACGCCATGATCTATGCGGCTCTGGATATGGGTTTCATCGGGCCTTCGCCCACGGTCCTCATTGATTTTTACGACGCGTCGGATTCGACTGTGCTCGCCACGACCTCGATCACGCCGAACGCAACGAATACGACCTGGGATAATTTCAATTGGGACGGGGCGCCATGGGACGGGAGTTACGTGCCGCTTGCGCCGAATTTCGTGAAATGGGCTAAACCGGTTGTGTTCAAGCAAGGCTATTTCGCCGCGAGCGGGACTTCCTACCAAGGCTTTTCGGTAGGCGCGATATACATGCAGTTGCAGGTTCTTGGTTACGTGCAGCAGTATAATTCGGGAGTGAGCTGACATGCCTGCAAGCGTTCCCTATGCCTTTTCTCCCGGCCAAGTTGCTGCGTCTGCGCAGGTCAACGCGAACTTTACCGCGCTGGTCAATTACCTGAACGGTCTTTCGATCCCTACCACGCCGGTTACTATCGCGAATGGCGGCACGGGTGGGTCAACTATTCAAACCGCTCTGACGGCGCTGGGCCTGGGCGCGGGAACGGTTGTTCCGTGTACGGTTTCGGTTGCGAGCCTGACGCTCACGGTTACCACGACCGCGGCCGGTGCCACGGTCAGCTCCTACCAGAACGGGCTTACGTTGCTTTTCAGGATGCCTAATTCGGTGGTGTCCGGCGGCAATGTGCTGATCGCCTACCAAGCGTACGGCGGAACGGCGCTGACGGCGGTGCCGCTGTACGATGCCGGCGGCCAGCAGCAAATCACCGCTACCCTCGCCAACCAGGTCATGCTGATAACCTACCAATCGGCGCTTGGTGGCTTTGTCCTGGTCAATACGCCGCCCAGCGCGTTCAACGCGGCGCGGTTCGCACAATTCACGCAGTCGAGCAGCGCGCAGACTTGGACGTGCCCCAGCGGCGTGACCCTGGCCTATGTCTCGGGTTGCGGGGCGGGTGGTGCGGGTGGTGGCGTACTGAGCAATGCCGATTCGGGTGGCGGTGGGGGTGGTGCAGGCGACTCAATCTTGAAGCAGGCCCTCACGGTGACTCCGGGTGGGGCTTATGTAATTAACGTGGGGTTGAGCGGCGCCGGCACGGCTGGCGGCAATGGCGGCAACGGCGGCTCTACCACCATGACCTACTCAGGTTCGAGCCTCATCACCCTCGGGTACGGCCACGGGGGCACTGCCGGCACGAACACCAGCCCGTCATCGGGCGGTGCGCAAGGCGGGTCGGGCGGATCGAACGGACGTGAAGGCTTCCTTAGCGGCTCTTTGAGCGTTGGGGGTGCAGGCGGCGACTGCCTGCTTGGAAAAGGCGGCACACCCGCCTTCGACGGCCAAAACGGCCAAAATGGCCAAGGGTTCGGGTCGGGCGGCGCAGGCGCTTCAGGCAGCTCGGGCGGAAGCACGACAGGTGGTGCGGGCGGCCCCGGATACCTTTTGCTGGAGTGGTAAGCCGTTACGCTGTAAGGAGTTATTACCGTGACGGAAAGCTGGGAAAGGTCGCTAGGTAAATTGGAAGGGGAGGTTTCAGGGCTTCAGGCAGGCCAAGCCGCACTTCGGCGCGACATGGCCACACTGCGCGCGGAGACCTCTGCGAATTTCGTGAAGGTTTACGAGAAACTAGACGAGGCAAAAGAGGCCCTTGCGCAAGGCAAAGGGGGCCTTCGGGCGATGATTCTTTTTGTCGGGGGCGTCGGCGTGGTTGTTGGCTGGGCTGTTCCATATATTTTCCATCTTCATTGACCATGCTATAAGGCTTGAAAGCGGAGCTAGCGATGGACCCGAACGCAGCGGCGAGTTTAAGCACGGTTCTGACGGCGCTCGGCTTTGGCCAGCACGTCTCGGGCATCATCAGCCTCATTGTCGCGGCCGCGGCTTTGATCCAGGCAGCACTCATTGTCCTGCCTGTGGCGCACGCGACCTCGCCCGGCTGGTACCAAACCCTTTACGGTGTGCTGGCCAGGATCGCGCTGAACGTGGGCAAAAATGCGCCCAGCCCGCCTGCCGGCACGGTGCCTGCCGGCGGTGTGGTGCCGACGCCGCCGGCTCTTAAAACGCCATGAGTATGCAGACGCTGCTGATTATTCTGGTGATCCTCATGCTCTGCGGCGGGGGCTGGGGATTTTACGGCGGGTTCGGAAATTACGCCGGTTTCGGCGGGATCGGCCTGGTTTTGGTTATCGTCATCATCGTGATTCTGCTGAGAGGCAATCTATGAAAAACATTTTTCTGCTTACCGCGCTGCTCCCCCTGGCCGGCTGCAACGCGGGGAGTTTGGCAACAGCTGCGACTGCCTTGTCGTCTCCTGCGGGCCAGCTTTTCTGTGCGATAGACACGGGGGGCGGCGGTCAGATTATCGCCGGCTTGATCGATGCGGATGCGACGGCGAAGCTGGGTGCGGCGGCGCCGATTGCGGTAGTCGCGACCAACGCGACGGCGGCAGCGGTCCAGGCGGATTGCGCTGCCGCGGCCCAAGCAGTGGGGGGTAAGGCCGGAGTGCCGGTCTCCCCGCCTCCTTCAACCGCCACGGTTGCTACCGTGGCCATTCACGGAGCTACGCCATGACCATGAAAGCCGGCGGAAACGGGTGCGTGTCGTCCAGCGACAAATCGACCTCGCGCCTACCCAAGACAACCGCAAAACCCGTGCTGCGCACCGGCCCCGCCACGCTGCCCAAAGCGCCAGGCCCCCGTAACGCCTGATGTTCGCGTCGGGCTTCGTGGTCGGGGCGTTTGTCGGCGGGATGCTCGGTATCCTTGTCGCCGCCATGTGCGTCGCCGCCAAGGATAGGTCGCGTTGGGGCTGACCTACGCCTTCGAGCCCCTTCTCGACCTGCTGGCGAACGACCGCCTCGGCGAAAAAATCAAAGCGCACTGGACCGAAATCGCAACGGACAAGACTACTGTCCCACTGTCGGTCAATTGGGGCGCTTATCTGCAGCGCGAGCAGGCCGGATCGTTCCGGGCGTTTATCGCCCGCAGAGATGATGTCTTAGTAGGCTATATCGGCGTGAATTTTTTCCGCCCCGACAGGCACACCGGCACCCTTTACGTGCGGGACGAAACGATCTGGGTTGTGCCCGATGAAGGGCCTGGGCGGCGCGGCCTGGTGTGGGCGGGGATGTGGAAGGCTTTGCTTCCTATGCTACCTCGCCCATGCAAGGTGATGGCGGGGTTGACGCTATCGGCCGATCCTCGACAGGCGGAAGTTCTGGGTGGTTTGTTGCGTCGCCTTGGACTTCGACCGATGGAAATGGTAATGGGTGCGTATCTGGAATAGGATTTGAGGCCGGTGAGCGAACCATCGGTGCCGCAGGCGCCCAATTACTCGAATTTCGGCCAGGCGAATAACGCCTACTCAGGCGCCTTATCTGGTCTTCAGGGGTTGGCTGGACAGGGCTACGGGTTGACCCAGGGCATCGTCAATAACCCGTATGGCCAAGGCTACCAGGCGGCGGCGGGTGCTGCGGGGAACCAATTGACGGCGTTGGGCGGGCAGGCGGGTGGCGCTTCCGGGCAACTCTATGGGGCGGGTAACTCGCTGCTGAACACGGCGTTTGACCCGCAGAACGCGCTTTACGCGCGCACGCAGCAGCAAAACCAGGACCAGACGGGTGCGATCCTGGCCGCCTCAGGCGTGGGCGCCACGCCGTACGGGCAGGCGGTAGCCGCTCAGAACAACAGCAACTTCAATATTGATTGGCAGAACAACCAGCTTCAGCGCCAGTTGCAGGGTGTTCAGGGCGCCGAGTCGGCGTTCGGCCAGGGGGCAAGCCAGGGCAATCTTGGCGCGCAAGCAACCTTGGGGGGTGGCGCGCTCCCGTACTCGACGGCCAACTCGATCCTGGGCGCGGGGTTGGGCGCGCTCGGCACTCAGCAAGGGCTGGACCAGGGGGTGACAGGCGCGGCGGACCAGTATCTTGGCTTGGCCAATCAAGGCTACGGAAATAATCTTGCGCAATACAACGCGCAGCAAAACCAGTTTAACGGTATTCTCGGCGGCCTCGGTTCTCTGCTTGGTTTCGGGCTTTCGGACACCGGGCTGGGCGGTTTGAGCGCGTTGTCCGGATTGTTCGGTGGCAACGCTTTCAGTGGGGCCGGCAGCGCTCCGGATAGCGGTTGGTGAGCGCGCTCGCTTTTCTCGGTTCCGTTGGTCATGTGCTCGACTACGCGCAGCAGGCGCAAGAGCAGCAGAAAAAGCTCGCGCTTGAAAAGATGAAGCTGCAGCAGGCGGCTGCGGAGTTTCAGTTTACGCAGCAGCAATTGCAGCTTCAGGGCTGGGCCGATAAGGCTTCGCTCGCGTCCAATCTCGCGAAAATTCAGCAAGACAGCCAGCCCCAGCAGCAGTCAACCCCTTACGATGTGGCGCAAGCGCCCGGGCAAGGTGGCGCGCAGCCCGCGCTGGCGCAGGGGGGCCGCCCAACGCTGCCGGGCGCACAGATGATCGGGGCACCAGGCAACGGCGGCCTGCCCGGTGGCACACCCAGCGGCATGTCGCCTGGCCCGCTTGCAGGTCCGCTACCACCGCAGTCGGGTGCAGGCGCCGCGCCCGCGCAACCTGGCGCTTCCTCGGGGTTTCCGCCGCCACCCAGTTTGCAATCTCTCACGCAGGAAATCGCCAAGGTGGCGCCGCCCGGCACGCCGCCGCAGGCAATTATGATGGCGGCGC